CCGCCGTTCCGTGGGCGGATACGAATTATTGCGCCATGCCACCAGGCTGAACGGCAAACGGCATCGGCGCCATCGGCGGTTGCGGCATCCCCGGACCGCTATCGCTGGGAGGAGTTGGTATCGATGGCATGGGAGGTGGCGTTGCCGCCCCCACCGGTATATCGAGGCCCGGAATTGGCCCTGACGGCACCGGCGCCTGAGGCAATTCCGGTGAGGTCATCGCGACAAACGGTGCCAATTCGGCAAATGTGGCCGCCTGTCTTGCCATGCTGTCGGCCCGCGACTTTTCAGCCGCGGCCGCATCCTTGTCCACCTCGGCCAGCCGCTTCGCCAAATCGATCCGCTTCAGCACCTCTGCCTCCGGAGGAGGTGGAGGTGGCGGACGGGTGAGACTTTCAGCGATCTGACTGACCACCCCTTCAGGGAGTGGTGAGTACCGCAACAACCCGGCCGCGATCTGCGGCGTCATCGCCTGTCCGATCATGGGCATCATCGACTGTATGATGGACCAGTTCCGCTCCTTGGCATTCGGAGAGTTCGGAGCCTCGTCAACGATGACCTCATATTCGCCGAGCGTCTTGGATCGATCCAGCCTCTCGAACTGCGGATAATCGCCTCCAGCAATCTTGACCAGCCGACCATCGGACAGAAACTTCTGGATCAGGCGCAGCATCAACCGGCCATGCTCCTTGCGATAACGGCGTAGGCTATCGAACAAGGTGGCGAGGATGGTGACCGCAGACTGCCTGCGCTGGAATTCAAGAACACCGGCCTGCTGGCGTTCGCTCATGCCCAGCATTTCGAGATTGACGCCAGTAACCATTGGCATCGCACCCATAGCGAACTGAAGCATGTTGGCCTGCCCATCCGGGAAGGCGGCGACAGGCTTTGGCATGATTTGCTGCTTGGCTATGGCGCCCTTGTTCATCCACACGATGCCATCGGCGCGCGACCAATTGGCAGCGGCCTCTCTGTCATCCTCGAAGGCGCCGCGCTCAGCAAGAATGCCTCCCTTGGCGTTGGAATTGACGATGTGCATGATCTGGCTAAAGAGCTTGTTCAGCCATCGCTGCGGGTCTTTCATGGGCCGTACCAGGCCGTAGAATTGCCCCTTGGTCTGGTCTCGCTTGCCGGTGATGCACTTATAGGTGAAATGCCCCTCCACAGGCAGTTCAGGTTTGCCGAGGATGATCGATCCAAGATAAGCCCTGCGGTAAATGCGGCGCTTCTGCACCACCATTTGATTGGGGGGGGCAATACCCATCAGCACCATCTGTTCCGGCGAAAGCTGCCCCAGCCTATCCATAAGAAGCTGGAAATCATCAAAAGGAACCTCCTCGACGGTTCCGGTAACACCATCGACATAGCGGACGAACGGTTCGAGTTCCCACCACTGACATTCCACGATGGTGTTATTGTCATCGATATGCGGGATATCTTCGTTCTCGTAGCGCTCCTGTCCGCGTTCGCCGGGCGACGTGGCGCTGGCATCCGCCCATCCGGCAGAAAGCGCGCTCTCATCCACGTCCGGGAACATGGAAACCGCCTCTTCCAACGTCATACGGCGGATACGCCAGATGCGCCTTGCATCCACGAGATTAGCTTTGCGAGCATACTTGTCCGGGAATATTTCCATCGGATCGATACGCTCGATGCTGGGATCGCCGTCAGGATTGGTCTCGTAGTCAATACGGGTTTCAGTCCATCCCTTGCCGCAAATTACAGCGTCCCTGAATGCGTCAGAATCCTCGTCCTCTCCATCGGTCTGGTCACGGAACCAATCACCCGCCGCCGTCAGCAGTTCGTTGATGCCTGAAGCCCCCATCTGGCGCGGGAGAAACCGGACTTCCTGCCTATTGGAAACTTCGAAGCCAACTACGCTGTCGACCATCGGCGTGATACGGTTGAACACACTTGCGGGCCGCCCATCAGCTTCCAGCTTCCTGAGCTCCTCATCGGACCACTGGTGGCCGGCGACGAAATTGAAATCTTCTTCAGCCCCGCCGTCGAATTGACCGTCGCCCTTCATCCACTCGTGATGATGGTCCCAATCCTCGCGGTACCACCCTTTGATGCGAGCGAAGAGCGCCTCATCATCCAGAAGACGAGACGGCGCATCCGCATCCGATGTGGATGCAGTCCGGTCAGCCATGGAGAAAACCCGCCGTTAGCCGATCTGGCGCGCGATATCTTGGAAAGCAGATCGCATCGATGCTGCATCGCCGCCAAGCAGGAAGGCGCATCGCGACGTTACCCCATGCCGAGTAACGATGGTCACCCTCAATTCTGTCCCGTCGATCTCCGCGCTGACGCGATGCACGTCTTTCGCCACCGTCATGGCCCATTTCGACGCATAGGCATCCAGGACTTCACCATCGACAGATGGAGAGGTTCGTTGATCCTCCGTGCCCGGCTGCGCCATCTCCGGTTTGACCGGTTCCTCGCCAATTTCCGCCCGAAAATCGGCCAGCATCTTGTCGAAGCCCTTGCGTCGGTCCAGTTTAATCCCGCGCGCGTCGGCATAGTCGTCAAGGGCTGCCTTGTCCTGATCCTCGATGATGAGGGCCAGCATCTCGTCTTCAACCATCATGCCACCATCCAACTGTTGATCCTCCGTGCCCGGCTGCGCTGTTCCGCGCGACGATATGAATCCCGCTCGCGCTCTTCCACGTCTTCCGGCCGGATGTATTCCGAGAATGTCAGCGCAACGGCATCCCAGATGTCGGGGCTGGGAAGGCCTCGCCTGCGCATATCATCCTTCTTTTCCAGAGCCAGCCGCGATAGGCTGTCGTAGTGATAGGAGGGGCCGCAGGCGTCAGCCTGGATCGCGTCTTCGTCCGGGATATCCACGCCGGCCGGCTCAGACAGCCATTCCTTGGATCGAAGCCAGATTTCGGCCCTGCGGTTCAACGGACCGCCCGCTTCCTTACCGCTGCTTTCCATGGGAGACGCGCCGAAATTGATGGCCTCCACCTTGCGGGAGTAACCCATTTCGCAGAGCCTGTCGTAAACGCCAGCCCCAACTCCGCCGACATCGAGAAACATTCGGGCCGGCCTGTCCTCATCCAGAACACGCTTGCACCAGCCGGCGCCCTGCATCGTATCGAGGCCGGAGCGAACCTCGATCTTGATCAGTTTACGTCCCCGCCGCCATGCCATCGCATGACGGTCAGCACCCTTCCATGCTGGGTCGTACCCGACGACAAGCGGCCCGCTCGCCTCGCATTCGTTCTTGCGAGCCCTGAGGATCAGTTCTGGCGAAATGAAACTGTCCTGTCCCGACGCCTGAAAAGCTTCGGCCGAGTTGGCGGGATATTCCTGCTTGAACAGCGTATCTCCGAGTTCGGCGATCTTTGTCCTGCGCCAAGCCAACTGATCCAAGGCAAGATCGTAGGCTTCGCCGTACTCAATTTCCTCGTCGGTGAGTTCGAACCCTTCAGGTGCGGCAGTCCTGTATTCTTCCTGCCAATACCACGGCACAAAAATGGCCTGAAACTGGCTACCCTTGGCCTCGGCTTCCCGCCAGCGCTGATGAAAGAAGTTGCCAACCCCGTTGGCCGTGGACTCCAGAATGATCTCCGTCCCATCTGCATCGGGCACAGCCTGCAAGGCACCAGCGGCATGGCTCTCGGCGTTCGGCCAGAATGCTACCTCAGACCCATGGAAAAGTTGGATTGTGCTCGATCTCCCCACCCCGCGAGTTCCGGCTGTGCCGACCTTGTACCCGCTATCTAGGCGGTCGAAGAACAGCTCTTTGGCGTTACTCGCACTTGTCGACGGCTTCACAAGTGGATTGCAGTTCTCATGATACCGGGTAACCATCTCGAACAGGTTCTGGGTCGCCGCGTCTTCGTGGGTGAGGATGAAGGTCCTGCATCCGAGACGATGCGTCGTCTGATGGTAATACCGTGCCGAAACGTAAGTGCTGCATCCTTGCTGACGCCCTTTCAGGATGAGCGCCCTTACCTTGCCCGTCTCTTGCTTCTGCCGCTCCAGCTGAGCGTGGATATACCGCTGGGCGCGGTTGAATATGAGCGGCTCGATAGCGGCCGTCTTCGGCCTGATTCTGAGCACCTTTTCAGCGTAGTGCAGCAGATCTGACTTGAGGCGCAGCCGAACACGCCGCTCATAGTCACTCAAGCTCGCGGAGGGCGTCTTCATGATTGACCGCGATTGACCCAGATAGTTCGACGTTCTGCTTGTCGGCAATGCCAAGATCACGAGCGATGATATTCGCGTTGAGAAGGTCCGCCGCCGCGCCCGAGAACTTCTGATCCCGGATGATTTCCTCCGCCCGCGTGACGATGTGGATAAAGTCGGAACGCTCTCGATAAGCGTCCCACGTCTTGCGGTCGATATCGAGGAAGATACACAGACCCGAGATGGTCATGGCGCGCATTTTGGCTATCGTCGCTCGAGCTATGCCGTCCTTGCCGTTGAAGACCTTTTCCTCGTAGAGGGGGTTGGCCTCCACCCATTCAAAGTACTCGCAACAAGCTGACCATAGATGGTCGGGCTTTGCGAATATCGGGGCCCGGCCATGGGAGGATCGCGCCTCCCAGAATTTATTTCCGGGAAGGAAGCGACCCGTTTCAGGGTCACGGTCATCCATGATTATTGTTTCCTGGTAGATGCGCAGCAATGCACGGTGAGCGCCGTCATGCCCTGAGCGCGAGATACTGAGGCTTGACGTGCTTGCGCCATATCGAATTGACCCGACGCCTATCTCCCCAGCGCTGGGTCACAGCGTCAATCGCGGCTTGCGAACTCTCCCAAGTTTTCGCCGCGCAAACCAGATCAGTGCGGATTCTCCAGTTCGAGCTTTTACGCAACATGGTCATTCACTGCGCCACCTGACGAAACCGATAGGGTCGAGCTTCCGCCGGGCCATAATCGGATGCCCATCCTTGTCCATGACGCCGATGTCTACAAGCTCGGGGTCTTCGAAGACTGTTCTGGCGAGGTAGTCCTCACCGTCTACATTCTCATCGATGTCGCCAGAGCGGGGCGGGTGAATACATATTCTCGCCTCATCAGCGCGGATTCCAGACGCGACCGAGGAATCGGTTCTTCACCGCATCAGCGATTTCGTCCTCCGCCTTCTTGACCTTGTCTTTCGTGTCAGGAGCCGGTTCATCCGTCTTTTTCGGCGCGTCCTCGAATATCTTGGCGAGCAGCCCGGCTTGCTGGTTGATGGTATCCTGCCCCGCGCTGCCGCTGCCGAAGAGCGCCTCGAAAGGCGACTTCGGCACGTTGCGATATCCAGGCACAGTCGCGGAGTAGTCGGAGAAGATGTACGGCATCTGGTTGAGACCAGCCGTCGCCGCGCGGGCGTAGTCCCGATACCCGTCCCCGAGCTGATAGTTCCTGGCCTCGACGCTGTTCATGACCTCGTTTCGGGCCGCGTCATAGCCTTGGTTGCCGATCATGTCGGCATAGTGGGCGTATCCTTCCTGGTCCGGTGCCCGACCAAGAAATTGGCCGTACAGACCAGTCACCTGCGCCTCGGGCGAAGCGCGCATGCTCTCCGCTATCGCGCTGGGCGGGACGCCATTGTTGAGTTGCCCGAACCAGTAGTTGAAACCCTGCTGATCCGGCGTCCGGCCGAAATAGGTCTGGTACGCATTGGTGAGCCAGTCTCCGTTGCTCTGACCCTGTGAAGGCCATCCCTGCATGTAGGATGGGAGGTCGCCAGACTGGCCGCTATTTGTCTGCACCGGCTGCGCGCCGATCTGGTTGGGATTCGCCATTACGAATGATCCTCAGGCGCTTCAGCCGCCGGCCAGGAACGGACTGGACCGCTCGCTTCCCACCCCGATTGACACCGGCGGCCGTGGTCTATGGCAGATGCTGGCCCGTGGCCCGCTAAGCCTTCCACAGTGCACCGGAGCGTTACGGGCCTTAGCCTCGTCCGTCCGCCGTTCCTGATAGGGCGCGAGGCGGGAAGCGCTATTACCCGGCGAGCAGCCCAAGCGATTCATTCGTTCTCGCGAATTCGCCGTGAAGTTCTCTTGCCAATCTGTCGTAGGCCTTCGCCGCCTCGATCTCGTCCTCGAAATACCCAGCGCGGAAGTGCTGGCGGTTTACGGTCGCCCGCACCTCCCAACGATCTCTGCGCTTGCAGTAAGATACGCCTTTAAACCGAGAGCTAAGACCTGGCGTCTTCTTCCGGTTGTGTTGGTTCTGGCTGTAGGTAGCCACGCGTAGGTTTTCGCGGCGGTTATCAAGTCCGTTTCCATCGCGATGGTCCACGAACTTGCCACGCGGGGCGCGAACTATTCGTGTGTGAATATACCTTCGCTCCCAGTCGGCCGCATAGACGTTTCGTCCCGTCTTGGACAGATGCGCATGAATGCCGCCCTCGATTAGACTGCTATCCTCCGGGTCGACAAGAACCACATACCCCTTGGTGATCGGCTTCCACGCATGGTTGCCGCATTCACAAACGTACGCATTTGCCGTATTGCTACGGTCAGCCATGACGAACCTCCAATGTTCGGAAATGGTCAGGGCCGCAGGGGTGCTTCCAACACCGCTACGGCCCGTAATGTTTTAGTTTTCAGATGTTGCCGTCATGGACGGCGAATTGAATGGGCGCCTGACGTTCCCCGGTCATGCGACGTGCGGGTCTTCAGGCTCGTCTCGGCATCGTGAAGTGTGGGGGCCTCGTCTGCCGTCTAGCCCATGATCGACAGGAGGGCATTTTCGCCCGAGGGCGCCGCTCCGTCCCGTCTATCCGCTCGCGCGGAAACTGGTTGCGCAGGTCCGATTTGAACGGACGATCTCCCGGTTATGAGCCGGACGGGATGGCCAGACTTCCCCACCGCGCAATGTGAACTCTATGCCGCCTGCTTCTGGCGCCCTACCTCAGCGCCTCGTTCACATCGCGATACGAGCACCGCAGCAGCGCTACGATATGGGCCGCACCGACTCCGCGATAGAACAGGCGCCTGATCTCGTGAAGAAGGGAGGCGCGAGGCATCGGCGCTCCATCGGAATGTCAGAGAATTTCGGGCAGAACTTCCCAGTACGCCGGTTGCGAAAACCGGCACTGGGCCGGGCCTATGGCCCCGATCGCCCAAATCGCATGGTCCGATATATTTCGTTTCGAGTCCGAAATCAACCATCTATTTCAAGCTATCCAGCGGCTTTCAGATACTCGTACGGCACTGTAATCGTCTCCTCCGCTGCGTCGAGGCTTTGCAGCAACACTCGGACGTTGTCCTGATCCTCCCAAGCCTGCACAGTTGCCTCACGCCCAACCTTGTCGCCCCAGATGAGTTTGACCTCCCGACCTGGGAACAGCTTCTTGCGCGCGCCGCGTGCCGCCAGCTTCTTGATCTCCCTCACCTGTCGCTCCTCGCCTCTCCGGAGGCTTTCCGCCCTCTTCTGAGCCTCATCCCGGCTGTTCTGCTCGAACATGCGCAGACGAAACAAATCCATCGCGCTGATCGCGAATGGCCTGCCACAGTTGGCGACTGCGCCTTGGATACCCGGAACCGCAGTGAGACGCGGCCAGTCTCCATCTGCGATCTCGGAGACGAACAGATACCCCTTGAGGAGCGCGAACCGGCGAAGTTCGTATAGGCCGGGCTTCTGGCGGTTGCGCACCGCGGCGAACTCGACTGGCATGTAGTAGGTGAACCCGGCGTCCCGAAGCGCCAGCTCTACCGCCGAATGATCCGAGGCGATGCCAGACACGATGCGGTACCCCTTCTTGCCTCCGACTGGACGTCCGTCTTCGTTTTCGCTTTCAGTCCAATACTCGCGCTTTGGCTGCTGAGCGCCGGGCGACGTGCGAATTGCATACCAGGTCATGAATGTCCCTCGCTCACATCAGTTTCAGATACCCGGCCGTGCTCTGCCGACCGGAGCCGACTTGCTGGGGTAGAACCACGAACCGCCGCTTCGGCGAGCGGGGTTGCTTCACCTTCCGCACCGCCTTGCGTGCCGCCTGCACCCTCACCCCGGCCCGAGCTGCGAGCTTTCGAACCCATCCAGCGTTCACACCGTATCGCCGGCCGATCTCCGCCGAGGTCTCGCCGGATCGGTAGGCTGCGATGATCGCTGATTTCTCGCGGTTGGAGAGGCGGGTCATCTGTCGGCCTCAGAACGGTATTTCGTCGCCTCGTTCCCAAAAGCTGTCGGGGGCTGGCACGCGGGTTTCCTTCACCGTCGCGCCAGGCCACCTGTCCTTGATCGCCATGACGGCCGGCATCGCCTCGATGAGCCGAGCGACTTCGGCAAGCGTGTAGACGACCATCTTGCGGTCGACGGGATCGACGGCGGCCGCCTCGTCCTCATCACGAACAAGGGCCACGACCGTTCCATCCGATAGGGGGACCTCCCAAACGCACGGATGGATCGGCTCGGCGCCCAAGCGATCAGCCTCCTGATCGAGATACCGCCACGCGGCCTCCATCCGCTTGGCCTCACTGATGGTATCTTCGTCGCGATGTTCGTGCGATGCCGCTGCCAGTTTCTGGCGCTGCCGGTAGAACCGCTGGCACAGTTCGTCAGGGACCAGCGCCGGCAACCTCGCGGCACCCCACTTACGTTCCATCGCTCTCGCCAGCGCGTCGAGGTTGTTCAGAGCCGCCATCATCTCACGGACGATGTCCTGCTTGCTCCGAGTGACAACGGTCGCGTTGTCGAAGTCATAGGCCATGGATGGCTCTCGCCCTGTTTTTGCGGAGATAGTTGAAATGCTCACGTGCCCAAGCAATGGCGGCCCGGAAGTCGGTCATATCGACCCATTCCTTCTCGGCCATGTGCCTCTCCCACGGCCAGGTGTGCCCATCTTGGTCGGGAACAGTCCCTTCCCAAAGACGACTAGCTTCGATGAAATACGTTCCGTCTCGGCACTCAATTCCGTAAGCCGTTACAGCCCACTGACGGCCAATCCAGAAGATCGGCTCGCTAAGTGGTTCGCCTCTGACGACAACCTCATTGTCCGCAGTGACAATCGGTCCTTTGAAGGTCGGGATTCTCACGACGGAGGTTTCCGCATCGCTTTTGCCAAGATTGCACGTGACGCAAACTGCTCTGAGATTGTCTTCCCGATCAGTCCCGCCCCTAGACACAGGAACGATATGGTCAACATGGAGCGTTGTGTCGGGAGCCTTTGCGCCACAGCACTGGCAAGCGAACCCGTCCCTTGCCAGGATTGCGTATCTCAGCTTTGAAGAAATCGGCTTCCTGCTCATTTTGAAACTCCGCTGCCAGATTGATTTTGCCGCACCGTACTTTTTGCCCTTTGCCGTGCCGCGCCCCACCCCACACCCCATATAAAGGGGTGGTGCGGCGGGGCTGCGCGCCGCACTTGCCGCACTTGCCGCACCGCACTTTTTACAGGTGCGGCAATCTGTCGGTTCATGCCCATTCGCCAACCTCTATGAACATTTTTTCCATCCTTTTCGCATCCTTCCCTGTAACTCTGACGAAGGCTCCGGACCGCAACCACATGTCCATCAGCGCGACTATTTTCCTAATGTTGGCCTTGTTCTTTGGGTCCAGTTTCAAAGCTGATGCGACAGGTATTCCAACCCAATTGTTAGCTTGGGAGTTCTCTCTCCACGGGCCTCCAGAAGAAACGGCCTGCTGGACACGGCGAAGGTCTTCAAGCCTGATGTCGCTAAAAGGATCAGGCCACGACCACGGAGAGACTACGCCGACGCTATCTCCCTCTCCGACGTTGACCCCGAAGGATTTCGACATCTCGCCATTGCCGAGGGGCACGGATTTAAGATGATACCACTCCGCCGCCGATGTAGGCGGGGCTAGGTTCGCTTTCCCGTTGTCCACCCGGAAAAACAGTCGATGGTTTTCGACACCGGCCTTTTCGCCCTCT